ATTCGCGGTTGAAAATAAGGTAGAGGTCGGCGACTTCTGATTCGAAAAGATTCTGCATAATATATTCTCCTTGCCCACCATCGTGGGTCGTTGAGTTAAAAGAACAAGAGACAATCTCTTGTTCTGTACTGATTCTACTAAAATTTTCGGAAGAAGTAAAGGGATTTATTCTGGGAGACTAACCTGTTGAATTTCTTGGTAAATTTCGACGCAGCCTCCCTTGAGGACTCTCCCGTCTTTACCTCTCCTCAGAACAGCCTTCTGAATGATCTTTTCGTTTATATCATACAGACCGTCTCTGAAGTCCGAGCCATCGATTCGAAACATACTGAGTTTCGACCCCGATTTCTGCTTCCCGAGCATGACCATTCCCAGACTCTCGTAGAATGGGACTGCACTCGGTTCAGCCGAAACACGAAGATACTGGGCTTGACCCTCGATCCTGCAGCGCTGCAGTCCATCGAGGCAGAGTTCCCGCGCAACACCCTTGCGTCTGTGCTTGGCGAAAGTATGGAGCAGTTGCAGGTTTGCGATCTTCGGCGCTCGTTTTGAGACTGTGATGATGATAGCACCCATCAATTCATCGACGTCCCATGCACCAATGCAATTTTCCCATTGCTTCATCATATTTGCTTTTGCCACAAATGTCTTAGCAAACTGATCGGCTTTGTCGTCCGTGATAGCTGCTCTGAACTGATCTGCGGTGCACTCATGCAACTTCATGGAATTCGCGAACCTTACTGCCCCTTGTCTTTGAATACTTAGTCTTTGCCCAACCATTGTATTCCTGATAGTCCCAGACAAATGGCGGAAATGTGAAATCATTTTCCATGAGAATTTCGCGTACTGTTGGACCGCCATTGAGTGCAGAATCGATGAACGCATTCACGAAGCGGAACTGATCTTCGATTTCTTTGCGCACAAGAGACGAGCGGAAGCAGCGGAACTCGATTGTTCCTGTGTGCTTCATACAATATGTGTTTATCGCAAACCGAAAGGGGCGACCCATAGATACACCATCTTTGCCAGCAGCATGCAGCTTGATGAAATGGTCGAAGTTCTCCGTGAGATTCACGATATTGTCACACATGTACTCTGGCATCAGGCGACCGCCGTCTAGTTTTAGATACATCTTGGCACCCTTAGAATTTGCGATCTCTTGGGTGTCATAATAACCATAACAACCTTCGACTGTTTCTTTCTGATTTTCTTTGATGTATGCAATCAGTCGCTTGAGACCGCCGACATCTTCTTTTAATCCTGGAACAAAAACATGCACGTGCCCGTGATTGACGCAAGAGGCACTGGGCTTGTTGCCATTGTCAATGAAGAACTGCTTGACTTCTAGAATCCGATCGACCTGCTCTTGCCAAGTTTTTGTTGGCAGCGTATTGATCTCGCCGCCCATGTATGGTTCGGTTCCCAGTGGATCGCAAGCAACATACTTGAATGGCTCATGGATATTGACGATATCGGTTTCGGCATGTTCCCACTTACCCAAATGAGCAGGAACTGTCAGTCTGCGGTCGATGTCGCCCCACTCAATCTCATATCCCCATGTGCAATCAGACATATTGTAATTCATGGACAGTCACTCCGCTATTATGTTCAATAATTTTACCATCTATTAATTTATAATAGATCCCTGGCGAGGTTCGTTGGGTCTTGCCATTTATTTTAGATCGTTTGATTATATCTTTTGTCGATGTTATGATGACACCAGTTTCTGTTTCAGTATAATATAAAGGTCTACGCCCATTGCGGTAGAATCTGATGCTTCTATCTTCGCTGAGTTCGATCGCCGAGATCGAGGAATCTTCCCAATCAACGAAAACATTTTTGTTTCTGCGGAAAAGAAGTTCTGTGTCATTCTTGGTCTCTGTTCTGACATTGTAGATTCTTTCCCAATTCTCTGGTAGTTCTTGACTGATCACGCCATTGTGGACGATAGACAAAGAATTGTTGGCAATTGGCTGATTGTATTCTAAGTCACTGGTACTATACCTGCAATGTCCTATCATATACAGGTTTCCATCTTCGTTGACGAAATCCTCGATACAATTCAGAGCAGAGAAATCTCGAGCAGCAACTGGTTCCTTTATCGTAATAACTTGTCCATTCTTAAGATAAGAAATCCCAGTTGCGTGCAATCCACGAATCGAAGACTCGTGGAAAACACGCTTGATCAAATCTTGATCAATACATCTGAGGAACAGTCCAATAACTGCGCACATTAAAAGAAACTTTCTAGCGAGGCATCCTTCTCTTGATCTCTCGAGACTAGACCATCTTCATCGGTCAGACCTTGACTTTCTAGATAGTCGAGCCATTCCAGTTCAGACCACATATTCTCGCTGACGCCATTCCAGCGATCACGCCAAAGTGGATGTTTATGATTGCGAGATCTTTCTATCACATAATTGTGGCGGGCATCTTCATATTCTTTCGAACGAAGAAATACCATACCATCACGCATGTAGGAAACGAGTGAAATGCGTTCCATATCTTCGAGATCTGTCCCAGCTGGAGGAACGATCTCTGTGTTTCCGTGAATGATTCCGCAGTTATCGACAAGCAACGCATCGCCTGGACGCAGATTGATTGCTACACGAAACTCTGGGAGAACGAGAAACCCGCCATCCCAACCAGCGCCACCTTTTGTAACAGTCGATAGATTGGAGAAGCCACCAGCAAGATTTGCACCATCGCGGTGGGCTGTTGTACGATAGTTTTTATTCACCGTAATTGTAGAGAACGCAGTATCCTCAGCCACGATAAATCGTTTGTCGATTTTTTCTGCAACACCTTTCTGGTGCTTGTATCTTTCTGGGACGAGTTCAGCAAACAAGCTGTTGAGATGCCGCATGTATGGATAGCATTTGCTGAACTTCTCCATATTTTGTTCGGTGTAGTTTGTGGCACGACCGAATGGAATGCGTGGATAGCGATCATAGAAACCAGCAATGCCGCTGTAAATGCCAGCAGTATAACCAGTCGTTGTAATAAATTGACGAATGTACCTAACTCTTTCTGGGGTGAGATTAGGGAGTTCATTGAGGAAAAAATTCTCATAGACCAGATCAGCTTCTGCAATCCGCGCACGATGCCAAAGAACACCGCGCTTGTCCCAGTGATAATCTAGACTGCCATGTTTCCCGACATATTCGTCCATGATTTGTTTGGGCGTGATGTCTGTGAGACTTGGGTTCTCTATGAGATTCATAATCTCAAGCTGCCAAGGATAAACCCAATCGCGCAGACCTTGACGCTGCTTTCCGATTGTTCCTGTGCTTGTGCCGCGATTGTTCGAAATCACGGCAGCTTCGACCAGCCCCTCATATGCACCAGCCATCTCAACTTTCGTGAACATGTTCTTGCGGAAACGGAAACCGAGATTATCCTCACTGTTTCCATGACCACTAAGACTGCCAGTGGCAGGGGCATAGAAGTCTGTATCCGAATCGATGACGATGTCGTAATGCTCATCCGTCATGAATTCATTGAGCAAATGTTCACAGTTCAGTTTGATCTTAGATGTGAGAACACGAACTCCACCAACTGTTTCTTCGGCGTAATTGCTCACGACAGGTTCTCCAATATCTGATCAAATGTAACAGTTGATATATTACTATTACTTATGCAGAATGTAAAGTGATTTTCGGGATAAGCAAAAATAAATTCGACTTCTTTATTTCGTTTGACTATCCATTCCAGATACCTTATGCGCCCAATATTATCGGCTGAACTGGCGCGAGTCTCTGGTCCATAGTTTGTGGAGCCATCATATATGTTGCTGATAGATTGCGCACTGTCGGGCAGTAGGAAATCGAACCCAACACAGATAAGAGTGTTGGCTCCACGACGAATGGCTTCAATCATGGCGTTCACCCCAGCATTACTGCGAGGGCGACCACGATTGACTTCCGCTGGCTCGAACTGCTCGTCGAACGCAGGTATGATAACGCGAGAGGATGGAAAGTCGGACGATTCTATCTCGGTGATGATGCCAGGATCGATTGCGACAAGATAATGCGGGAGAATATATCCCTTGGTCTTATAATCGCGATACAGAGCATTACACCCATAGACGACGCCTGTATCTTTGATTCTTTCTAGGTCAAATCCTAAACGAGAAGTTCCGTTACCGACAATCCAAGCAATGTCACTTGTAGTCGGTGATGTGCTCACGTTTCAATTCCTCGATTCTATTCTCTAGCACACTCACAGCGGTCTTGAGATGACCTGTGTCATGATCTTCAAATCGGCTCTTCAGAATAATGATTTCTCTTTCCAGAGCCATGATATGGTTGAATGTAGCTGTATCCACGTGGCGCTCCTTTGACAGTTCCATGATCCCCATGATTTGATCATAATATGTTGACATTACCACTGTTCCTCTGGGTAGACTTCTTTGAGTGCTTCCTTCTTAATCTTTAGTGCCTTGTCCTTCATGCGCAGCAATAGCTTTGCATCGCCAGGATCCAATGATTCCAGAGTCTGAATAAAGAGTTGCTCGCGCTTCATGTTTGTCAGCTGGAGACCAGCGGGTGTGTTGACAAAATACTCAAGCATCTTGATCGATCCATACAGCTTACCTTCCTGATCAGATGCCTCAGAAAGAGGCTTGTATGGAGGATCACCAGCTGGCAAATTCCATTCAACCTGCGGATGAAACGCGAAGATCATAATTTCCTTGAGAGCATGTGAGTTATGCTTGCGCATAACATCGACCTGCTTCTTGGCTGTCTTTTCTTTTTCGATTTCTGCAATAATCTTACTCAATGCAACTGTTGGCATAATACCTCCTAGAACGATTGTACGTTTTCCATTAATTTAGAAAGTTTCTTTTCCATGAAATATGGAATAATCTTTGAGCGAGGGTTCGGTTCCTTATTGAACTGTTCCATGACCTGATCACGGATATCCTGCGGAACTTCGTTGAGATCAACGAGTACCTTGTTGCGCATATAACCGCGCATCATTTCCTCGGTGCAAAACTGCTGGGGTTCGAGTGTCGCCCATTCGTTCAGCTTCTTGCGCGAGATTGGCTTCTGCCTCTTGCCCTCAACAAACGTATCGTCGTCAGACAAGAAGTTCGGTACGCCATCACCGCGATCACCAAGCATGATGTGTTCACGCAGGAACCGCTCGGGGTTATCCGTTCGCACATCTTTCTTCATGATCGGATTGTAGATGTCGACGTTCCAATATTTCTGAAGCTGAACGAAATCTTTATCGCCGGACACAATCAGGATCGGAACGCCATGTTCTTCACTCTGATATTTGCCGAATTGGTGGCATAGAGTTGCGATAACGTCGTCGGCTTCCGCATGCGGAACTCGAATAACCTTGTATGGCATATTCTCGCGAATCTCATCGCGAACAGCATTGAGAACGCCAAAGATTACATTCCAATCAAGAGGCGACGAATCGCGGTCTTTCTTGCGTGATGCTTTATATTGGGGGAATATCTTCTTGCGCCAATAATCTTTGTCGTCGCAGCAGATCACAAGTTCTCCGTATTTGGTAAAGAACTTAGACCTGTACGAACGCAAAGAATTCAGAACCATGTGACGGATCATGCCCTCACTTAGTTCGCCATTCTTCAACTGCATCATAAGACTACTGATACAGACTTGATTTAAGTCAACCAATTGCACGGCTCATCGCCTTTGTTATTCATCATACCTTATTATATATCGATCCTGCGGGAGAAGTAAAGGGATTAATCCTCTTCTTTTTCTTCTTTATGCTTCGCAAACTCTTCGATGGCACGGATCATATCATCCATTGCAGGATGGAGTGGGTGGTCGATATCATATGACCTGAACACCGAAGCGCGCAGACATTCCATCGACAGGGCGAAATACTTATCGAACCCTTCCTTATCGATATCGATACCTTCGAGAGAAAGATCTACGACAATCTTATTGGCTTGCCAGTCAACAAGCTGAGAAAGAACACCGCGCCGACTTTCGTCGAGACTCTTTTTGTTGCCAGCAAGAAGATCCGGATTGTCGCGAACGATTCGACTCTTGGGAAACTCTAGAACTGTGTTGGCTGTTTTCTTCATCGAATCACACGGAGAAGGATGCTGACTTCGCTGAGGCGACCATTACAATTCGCTTCCTTTGTTGTCAGCTTGTCGAACCGCTTGATGATAGCCTTCGGACCACTACCAAGGATGTCCTTCAGAGTTTCCTCTGGCTTGCG